CCCCAGAATAATTTCAATCGATGTGAAGGAACTCTTTGTGCTTCCGCGCCCGCCCTTGAGGACGTAATGTGTGTGTCCCTCGGACCTGATATCCTGATGGAGACCATAGAAGGCGGGTGCAATCACCCGGTCAAGCTTAATCTCAGCCACCGTGGTCACCTATGTTATCGATGATGACGGGTGTATCGTGAGAAACTGAGAGTTTATCCGTAAACATTCCAATGTGCTTACCAATCAACTCCAAGGCCCTCTCTGCACCTTTGCTGTCGAACACATATTCCCCAGATTCCACTTTGCACTTTAGTTCCGGGTCCCAGACCATCACTGGGACAGCGGCCATGCTCTGATCGAGCGTTTCTTTTAACTTGAGGATCACCCAGTCGGCGGAGATCGATAGCCTTTTGACCTGCTCCGCCTGCAATTCCCGCACGCGCGAAAGAACCTTGTCATTCCTTAGCAGCCTTGCCGCCTGTGTTTCCGCTGATTTCTCTGAGTAGCCGGCGCGGGCAGCGGCCTGCTTCCCGTTGTAGTCGATGATATATTCCCTGCAAAAAAGCTCCTGCCGTGGCGTAAGCTGTTCGGACACTGTCCTCACCACCTCATTTAAAACTTATATCGGCGTAAAGATAGCGGGCTACCCTATTGAAAGGGGCAACCCGCCGCTTTTGAATCGTTGTTTGCTAGATTGATTTATTTAAACTTTCCGTTTTCTCTTGCATAAGCAAGCTCTTCAGCTCCAAAATCCTGTACAATACCAAGTGTTCCGTAATCCATGTCTCCAGATGCCGTGTGGAATGTCCATTTACCACTCGACATCGCTTCAAAAGAGCCATCGGCATACCATCTAATTACGTCTGAACTTGTTTGATTAAACAAGTAGCCGCGTAACCCTCCGGCAATTGATGTGCGGCCCCAAATGGTTTTCTTAATTTCTGCTGCTGAGCTAGAGATATAAGCGTTATATCCGCTGAGCGTTATGTCATACGCACAACTAATTCTGAAATAAAGATTAAAGTGGAAAAATTTCGTCTGGGAATAACGCTTTACGGAAGTTGCTGCCGCAGGTGTAATTTGAGAAATGCCACTATTAAGTGGCATTGCGGAAGATGGTGACGCTTTAGCTTCTTGCATTCTTTGATAGGCATAAGCAGTCATAGAAACGATTTCTTCCATGAATTCCCGGTGCTCTTCAAGTGTACGATCGGGAACCATATTGATACCGTATTCCATTTTACCAACCATATCGTACTTCTCCATGATTTCCATAGAAATTTCCATATAGTCCTCAATGGTAGGTTGGCTAATTGCCGAGGCAGTTATGGGAGCAACAGATAAGAGCACCATAATTAATGATAAGCACAACGATGTAAATCGTACTCTTTCCATTTTATTCCATCCTTTCAATGATTTATCGAAGCTATACATAATCAATATGATAAACCATTGGAATCACATCCTTTCTTGTTATTTATCGGCTTTAGTATATCATTTAAATCAATATATGTCAACATTATATATAATTTATATATAATGTATTAAAAACACCAGTGCTAACACGTATTATCGCTGATTAAATAGAATGTTCCTCGGCATTACCGCCCCGGGGAAGGCGGGAGAGAAAGGAAGAAAGAATGAAAAAGTGAAGCTTCACTATGCTCTGTGAAATTCTCCACAATACCATTTTACACCCCTTTTCTGAGAAAAAGGTATCATCTTTTCTTAAATTTCTCGCAATTCTTCTGCTAAGTAAATTAAAAAGCGTTTTCTGTATCGCTTCATTGTGATGATCGAGAAAGGGAGGTTGATAAACTGCATCTGTTTATGTCTGAAAAGGTTTTGCTTAATAAACTCACGCTCATCATCGCTATCGCAGCGCATCCACGCCTGTTCCACCGCTCTGATCTTCTTGTCATTTTCTCGCTGCCTCTGAAGGATCTTCTCGACCTTTCGGGCAGTAGGGTCCCCCGTACCGCTGCCCCTCGGCTGCCCATCCGGCGCATGCGTCTCGTGGATGATTTCCTCTTCGATCTCTCGTTGCCGCTGTAACATCCGGTAATACCCCTTTGCCGTGGCGACGCATCGGGAGTAGACATCCGGCAAGCTTTATGTTCTCGGCATCTTTGACGGTCACTTTTTCACCTGCTTTCGGGGCAACTTTTTAAGATATTCAAAGCTGGCGTTCATCGTATCGCCTGTACGGCGCAGATAGTTGAACAAGCCGTTACCGGTATCATCCGCCAAAACCCTGTGAAATTTAACTTGCGCCACTCCACGTGGATCGTCCAATACCTTTACGACTTCCACCACGGCTTTGGATTTGTTTTCTTTGCCAAATGCGTACAAGCAAAAGTCCCCAGGTTCAAAGCTGGCAGAGCTATTACTTTCGCGGTAGTCAACGGCCTTCACGGTCAAACCCATCCCTCCTCACACAACGTTTAAACGGACACAGCCCACCATCCAGCAGCCATACACACCGTTCATCCGGGCATTGCGGCTTATCTGGCGGTAGTTTAAGACGGCACAGGCGTTGGACGGCACGGAGCTTGCCGGGGTCGATGTCGGACATGGTGGTCACTCCTTCAATCCCCACCATTCTGATAATCCACGCCAGACAAATCCTGTAATATCGTCCTCACAATCGGCACAGTTTTCATAATTGCAGACTAGGCACGACTCATTTTCATTGACCAATCGGGTCATATCCTTTTTCGCCAATTCAAGTTCAGCTTTCAATCTGGCATCCTCTTTAAGTGCCTTTCTCACTTCCCGGTAATACTCCCGCAATTCCTCCGCCGTGATTGGCTTGACTTTATTGCATCTGGTACAAATATTTTCACACCAAGTGGGGCCCGGGCAAAATTCGCACTGTTCCCGGTCATTGGTGATTTCAAGTAAGCGGTTTAGTTCCATTGCGTTCATTCTTCCTTTCCAGTGCCTCGTACCAGCTCTCATGCACTTTGATTCCATGCTCACGTAGGGCGGCGATAAACCGTTCTAACAGTATGCCGTCGCTGCCTGGAGTTACGAGGTTCCCCCAGTGTTCTTGCGGCGGGTCTTTCCGACAACCGTTCTTAATTTCAAACACGAGGAACAGCTCAAAAAGACCGGAACAAATGAGTTTGTCGGGGTAGAGTGTTTGCAGAAGGCTACACCACTCGCTGTACTCAACACTCGTAACCTCTTTAGCCGCAATGAACTTGAGGCTCGCCTCGGTAAACTCGTAGTAGATATATCCACGGTGGTTTTCTGCCTCGCAAATTAAAGCTTTATTTTTGGGGTTGTAATTCATTTCAATCATTGCTGTTCTTCTCCACTCCGCGCCACTGAAAATGGCATATTTCGCAATCTCCCGGCCCCAGGCAAATCTCGCACGGATCCGCGCTAAATATCACGAGTCTCTGCATATCGTTAACAGCTACTTCCACCTCTGAGTGCAGTTTGCTATTTTGAGATTTTAGATAGGCATTCTCCCTAAGTGCTTTCACCGCTATATGGCAGGCGGCAACAAAATCCATTGCTTCTTTGCTGTGTTCGGTGCCGTCAGCCAAGGCCGACTTCACGAATCTACACTCTGATTCTAATGTTTTTATCGCTTCTCGTTTGGTCATCGTTGTTGATCTCCTTTCATTTTTCCGGATAAACGATCCTCTGCCCGCACTCCGGGCATCTCTCCGGCCTCCTACTCGTCTCAGCCCCCCCTAGTTGGGCAGAGCAGTATGGGCAGGTATATACGACCGTGTGATATAACGTGTATTGCTCAATCGCCTGTTCCAGCGGTTTGCTCTTTCGTATTTTTCGCATCGGATTGCCTCCGCTCGTTGATTTTCTGCTCAATCAATTCGTAGCTCACCATTTCGCTCCGCAGTAAGCATAGGCATTTTACTGAGGAGAGAAGGAGGTTGGACAGGTCTGCCGTATCGGCTGTTTGAATAATCTGTGTCAGGACACAACCGGAAGCTTTCACCGCTTCCAACTGCGCGCGCATGGTCTCCAATCGTTGTTGCTCCCTGTGATGCGCCTCCCGGTACGCCCGACAACATTGCTTCTTCTCCCGCTGCGCCTGTTCCTTTGGGATCCGTCTGCTGTAATAGTCCTGGTACAGCCTGCGCAGACAGAGATATGCATACTGCTCCGGCTGCCCAAGGCCGTCAGGCAGAGGCTCGTTGTGCATCGCGCACCGCTCAATTTCCTGCAACTCCATGACACACCTCACAGTATCTCCTCAAAGTCGTCCCGGCTACCTGGGGCGGTTTTCTCTTTCAGCCAGCCGTATTCCTTTACACCGTTTTCGAATCCTTTTTTGCTCGTAATCCGTTTTGATTTCCGACTAAAGTACAGCTCGACTTCCTGCCCCTTGCGGGTGATCCGCCCGGTCAGGCGGTTTTTCAGAACGGACAGTTTGCTGTCGCAATCCTCCGGGTTATCCTCATGCTTGTCTGCGTTGCTGGAATACGTCAGCACCACATCCGCCCGGTTCGTGATATCTGAACTGCCGGATACATCATCGTTCTCCAGCTGCTCCCGTGTCTTCTTCGGATGGGCGACCAGCAGGATCACCACATCATGCCGCACCGCGATCTGCTTGAGCTTTTTGACAAACGCGGATTGCGCCCGGTACAGGTCGTCTTTTGTCTCCACGTCCATAGCCGTCATCAGGTTATCGATGCAGATGAATTTCACCCCGTACCGCCGAATCGTGTGTTCAATCGTCTCTGTCAGGCTCTCCAATTCCTCGCCGTCCACGGCGTTGTTGTCGTAGAGATATGCCCGATCCTGATACCAGAGGCCAATCCGTTCTGACACGCCTGGAGCCAGAGAGTAAACAGGCTCGTCGAACATATTGCGGCTTTCGGCGATATGATCGGGTCCTGCCAGCTGGAGATCAATCCAGCGGCGAAAATGGTAGTCCGGCAGCTCGCCGCTGTAGGCCAGCACAGAGTAGCCTTGGTCAAGCGCCTCTGCCATAAGCTGCCCCATGAAGGTGGATTTGCCTTCGCCCCTCCGGCCGGTGAGCAGGATCACCTGACCAAAGTAGAAGCCGCCGATGATGCGGTCAAGCTCAGGAATCCCGGAGAAGATTCGCGGCAGGCTGTAGATATCCACGCTCTCCACGTCGGAGAGCCGTTTGACATTGCTCACAGGCGGCACTTCCGCATTTTCCACGGCGGTAAGGATTGCCTGCTTCCCATACTTACGAAAAATATCGTTTGCATCCTTCTCGCCGAGATAGTCCTCCATGCAGACCGCCTTGACGGTGTTCGGCAGCCGCCGCTGCAAGGTGTCCAGCAGTGTGACCTTCCCGTGCTCGCAGTCGCCGAAAACGACAATCTCTTTGAACTGCACGATCCAATCCCACACGTTTTCCAGGAACGTGAAGCCATTGCAGCCGTTCGGGACGGAGACCGCATTGGGAACCCCGCACTCTGCAAGCGTCAGGCTGTCAATCTGGCCTTCGGTGATAACCAGGCGGTCAAAGCCTACGCATTGCGTCATGCCGAAAAGGATCGGCTTTGCGTCTTTTTCACACCACTCCTTGTTGCCTTTGCCGTTGAATCTCGTGTTGCGGTATTTGACATAAGCCAGAACGTTGTGCTCGTCGTAAAACGGGAAGACCAGGATGTCCGGCCGGTCCCTACGGGTGGTGATACGGTATCGCTCTACAATTGCCCGGCCAATGCCGCGGAACTGAAGATATGTAACCGCGCCTTCCCGGACGGGGATCGGGCGCTGGGGCAACTCCCGGTACACTTTCGGGCGGGTGGTGTCGCCAAAATCCAGATGGTAGTGAAAATCCCGGGCCAACTCCACGAAATGCCCGGCCTTCCCACATCCGCTGCGAAAGCATTTGAAGGCCCCGCTGGTGAGATTGACGGAGAAGGTGTTCTTATCCCTGCTTTCCCCACCTCGGCAGTATGGGCAGTAGGTGAAGAAAAGCTCCCCGCTTTTTTCGTGGACGTCGGCGTCCAGGACGCGGGCCAGGTCATACACGTCCGATGGTTTCAGCTCGTAGCCCATCATTCCCGCATCCTTTCAAAAATCGATTTTTCTCCGGTCGGGCGCTCCGGCGTTTTTGCGCCGGACGCGCGCGCGTTTTCTTTCTTCTCTTCTTTATATTCTTCTATATTCTTACTTTGTTGCCCTTTGCCTGCCCCTTGCCTGCCCGGTTGCGTGCCCTTTGCTTGCCCTTTTGCCTGCCCTCTGGTCTGGTAGGCATCGTAGTTTGTGACCGTAAATACAGTAAATCTTGGATATGCCGTCCTTGCCACTTCGCCTGTCCGTTCTAAGTGTTGTATCCCTGTCCGAATTTGCTTAATTGTAAAATGTAATTCCTCGGATAGTTTGGTATATGAGGAAACACGGGAACCGCGTTTGATAACAATTCCTTTCCAATCCTCATCGTAGGCGTTGACGGTCAGGAGCAGATGCAGGAACAGACATTTGGTGACGGTATCGTCGTACCATTCCCAGTCGAGGAGCGAGCGGTAAAGCTTGATATATCCATTTTTCAGCATCACAGTTCGCCCCTCTCCAGAATCGTTTTGAGTTCATAGCGCAGGATCCTGCCGATCAGTTCCCCGGAGGTCTCACTCCGGCAAAAGACAGGAACAAGGTTATACCGACCGCTCCAGGCCAGCAGGGACGCGGTAAGCGCGGCAGGGTTCATCCGACTGCGGTAGGCGCCGCTGAGCGCCTTTTCCCAGTTCGCGTTTTCTACTAGCAGGTAGACCTTGGCCCCATCCTCTCTGGCCCGGATGAATTCCCGCTCAAACCGGGCTCGACTGCGTGTAAAGCAGGCACAGAGCTCGTCAAGGTTCATCTTGCGCTCAATACAGATTTTTCCTGCCGCGCTAATGGGCTCTCCCACTGGGTTTACAAACCGGCATGAGTAGTCCCCATAGTCGAGCTTGCAGCGCTCATATGGATACTGTATTGCCTTCAGGCGGCGCCGCAGGGCAGGGGTATCCTGCTCCCGCGTATCCACCAGCACCACCATGCTCTCCATCATCCGTTCAATCTCAAAATGGTTGTATTCCGCCATCGCGCTCAGAACGGGAGGTCGTCATCATCGTCCAGCGCCTCGAAATCCTTAGGGCCGGTTGTTTCAAAAGGCGTTGACGCCGGTCTGTCCTGACACGGCTTATCCTTCGGCGTTTTAAACTTTCCACTGCGGATATCATCCGCCGGGATAAGCGAGCAGCATTTTGTGGTCCAGCCAGTCCGTCCGTTCATCTCCCACTCCTCGTTGCGGAACAACGCGCCTACCAACAGACCTTTGAGCTTGTTCTCGTCCCAGTCAAAGCGGAAACCCTTATTGCTGTCTTCAAAGGCAAACATAGCGTTGTTAAAGGCGTTTTTCGCCCATGCATCCTTATCGCTGCCATCGTCTGCGGGGATGCGCAGGCGGTAGGTTCCCCGCCACTTCTTGTCTTCATACGTCTGGCCCCTGTAGTCGTCTCGGAAGAAGCCTTTTTTGTCGCCCTCTTCCACATCGAAGCTCAGGAGCAGGATATCCCCCCAGTCGTTATGCACGGGCTTTACGTCCATGATTTTGACCACATAGCCGCCCGCGGGCAGCTGCTCCCTGACATAGCTCCGTTTCGGTTCGTATCCGCTGAATGCTTTCATCGTATGTACTCCTCCTGTTATTTTTCAGTATTTAAATCCCAATATTCCCGGATGGTGCCGTCCACCATCTTCAGGTCGTTGTCGATTTCCAGAAGATTGAACATATCTTTAGGAGATTTCGCCGTTGTATACCCATCGGTTTGGGTTTCAAAGTGATATCGATGCCCGTCTGACCTGCAATACAGGACGACGGAGAACAGGCCCTCAACGGTGAGTTGGTTATCGAGCATTTTACCTACAGTCTTGGCCTTGATTTTGCCGCTGTCTGTGATTTCGCTGTGATGCAGCAGGTAAACGATCGTATCATCTGGCAAAGACCGAGAGATGTAGTCAATCATGGAACGGAAGCGCACGGCGATATCCGTAAACTTCCCATAGCCAGTTTCCTTCGCGCGGTCAAAGAGTTCAAAGGCCATCAGGTACTGGCTGTCATCGATGGCATACCGCTTGTATTGCTTTTGCTTGAGTGCGGCGCCGATAGATTCATAGGTCGCGTTTTTGACAGTATCGAGTTTTTTGCGGAATGACAGGGGCTTGTTGGCCACGCTGAAGACCAGGATTTCCCCCGGTTCAAAATTGCGCAGACTGGTTGTTTTTCCGCTGCCAGATTCACCGATGATTAGGATAGGGATTCCCATTATGTGTCCACCTCCTGAATAGCCAGCGGGCAGTCGTCGCCCCGCCGGGTCTCATAAATCTCATTGAGCGGTTCATAGGTCTTGACGCAGATAACGCGAGTATTTCCGCGGAAGGTTTTCCGCTTGCAAAAGGGACACCACTGGCAAGCGAGATCCCCATTGGGGAAATGGACTTCCACGGTTTCCGTGCCGGTTATGTAAAAGTCAACTCTGCGGTCAGGAATCATGCGGATCGCCCTCCCTCCGGATCCAGTTGCCCGAGAAATACCAATCTACAAGGGCTGTCAGGAACTCCGGCGTTTCCGGGGTATCCTGCATCCGGCCGATCCCGCAACGTACCATTGCATAAGCCGGCGCGTTTTCTGCGGAGACGCGCTTTCCGCGCTCCGGGCCAATCCCTTCGTAATACATAGTTTTCTCCCTCCTTCCAGAGCTCCATCGCGAGTTCGTCCCGTTCGGCAAAGGTCATATTTTATATGCCTCCTTGACTTCCAGCGCCCCCAATGCTACACTGTAGCTGTAAGGATCGCCTTATTTTGTTCGGGTTTTCTTACGTGCCGCTTCTGACAATTGCCGTGTCAGGGGCGGCGTTCTTTATTTCTGCCTCCAGTATCCCGCACTCGTCTGCACGATGAAACCGGTTTGCGAAATCAAGGATCGCGTTCCGGGCCTTGATGTACTCTGGGTCATCGCAGTCCAAAGCACACAAATGGTACGCAAGCTGCCGCGCTATACGGACGTCCACTTTAACGCCCAGACTCCCGCACCATAGCGGCCAACAGGCGTAATCGATGTTAGCTCCGCACAGATTGGCTCTGTGCAGGTCGGCTCCGCACAGGTCAGCTTCGCACAGATTGGCTCTGTGCAGGTCGGCTCCGCGCAGATTGGCTCCGCACAGGTCAGCTTCGCACAGATTGGCTCTGTGCAGATCGGCTCCGCGCAGGTTAAAATCTAATAACCTGTCCATCTCCCCACTTGCGATCAGGTTTATGGCCTCTTCCCGGTCAAACTTTTTCTTTTCCATGATGATTCTTCCTTTCTCCTCCGTTTTATCTTTTTGGTCACCCTACTCTCCCACTCCACCAGCTTCTCCTCCCGCCAGCACGCTGCGGCGCAAAGGGCGACGGCGGCGAGGCCGAGCAGGGCAGTTAACCAGATGGGCATGTGGGATCACCGCTTTCTTTGCGCTTCCGCTCTTCGAGCCAGCGTTCATAGGCTTCCTGCACACCTGGGCGGGCGAAATATCGTTCCACCGCGCGCAGCGTTTGGCGAGCCAAGTATTCGGCCTCAGTTTGGGGCATTTCGAATATGTTGATTTTGGGGTTCACGCTGCGCCTCCTTTCTTGCGGCTGCAAAACGGCTCAAGGCTGATCGTCACGCATGATATCGCTATCCTTGGTCTTGTGGTCGCGGTTGTTGGTGTCGTCATTGCGTTTATCGCGCTTAAATGATTCGGGACGCGTTGCAATCAAATAGATTATGTTGGTGAGTGCAATAGCGATCGCTGAGCCGCACAACACCAGACAGATGATTTGTGCTGTAGACATTGCTTTTACCTCTCTCTTTCTCTGTTTTAAGATGCTGCGGATTTCTCGCTAAAGCCAAATAAATCGTTTGGGGAGACATCCAGCACAGTAGCAAGGCGAATAATGTCAACGTCGGATATTGTTTTTCTGCCATTAAGCATTGCGTTGAAAGCGCCACGAGAATACCCCGCACGATCAGCAACAGCGTATTGCAACATACCTTTGTCCTTGATGATTCTTTTTACATTCTGAGAAACAGAAGAACTGTTCATAACATCACCTCCAAACATCAAGATTCTTGATGACATCATTACAATATCACATGATTCTTGATATGTCAATGACTTTTTATGAAGTTTCTTGATATTTTTATCTTGACTATTCAATATTTACGTGTTATTGTCATTACGAGGTGGTAATATTGGGAATAGGCAAAAGAATTAAAGAAGCCAGAAAACTAAAAGGTCTTACGCAAACCGAATTGGCGAATATGATCGGCGTAACGCCATCGGCTATTACGAATTATGAAAATGAGACAAGCCATCCAAAAGAGCCTGTGCTATATAAGTTATTTGAAGCTTTAGGGTGTGACGCCAATTTTCTTTTTCAAGATGAAATAAAAAATTCCCCCGAACCGGCCATCACCGATTCGAGGGCAAAACAAGAGGAAGAAGTATATCAAATTTTGAAAAAGGCTTTTTCAGAGCTTAACATCGACATTGGTAGCTTGACCGATCGTCAAAAGGTCATTCTTGACGTTCTCGCCGATATGATCGCTCGAAATTTCTAAAATATGTATGTATACCTCTGTAGCCTGTTGAACATTTTTAGATTTACATATCTTCGATGCAATCCTACGCAAGAATACATCTTCATTTTTGTTCTTATCCATCATAAACTCCCCC